TATAAAACTGAATATATACAGGCAAGTAAACCTGTAGAGGGAGAGTTAAGTGATGTCGGTCATATTGCACTTTATAAGACTTTGTTCCTTATTACTACTGGTCTCCTCATATTCTAAAGCAGAATGTTTAATTGACCACGAAGGTCTTTGTGATCCTAGTGTCACTATTACTGAAGATACACAAGTTGAAATAACTGAAGAAGATTTAGGTACAGAAATAGTTACAACAACAACTACTACTGTCACAACCACAACTGAAACTGTCACTAACGAAAACTCAAACGATATTTTAGATGGATCTAACGGATATGTTTCATCTTCTAAAGAAGGAGATATGGATATTGATTGGGGTGGTCAAGGTAGTGCGTCAATGCCAAGTGGCAATTCTTGTTATGGATTAGGTACTGATAAGTGTGCTATGATTACAGGAAGTGGAAACACAACTTCTAACATGGGAGTTGATGGTATGGGAACAACATTCATACAAACTGTCGATATTTCTGAATTAAATATTAGTAATGGTGGAGAAGTCAAATACTCAATAGAAGTAGATAAACAAGATGCTCAGGATAGAATTTACTTGCACATTACAGGAATTAATGGAAGCAACACAGTCTTTCAAGGAACTGACATCTTGTCTGAAACTGGTGTCGCTAGTGGACATCAGTCATACAATGGGAGTTTCGATTTCGGTGGTGTTTTAAATAAACTTACTATTGAAGTAGGTGGTAGGGATATTAACCTAGCTATTGGTCCTTTATTTGATGATGTTACTGTTGATGTATTTTACAATGTAATAAACACCATAGTTACACAACAGATTACCACCTTAGAAGAAATTTATTACCTCAACATTTTTGATCCTACAGAAATAGAATTTGTTGAAGAAGTATTTGAATATAACGATATTAGTTTTGATGATGGTGAAATTGATTTTACTCCCATAGAACCTGAGACTGAAGAAGTTTCATACGAAACTGTAGAATTAGAAATACAAGAATTTGAAATAGACTTTGAAATAGATTTACCTGAACCTGAAATAGTAACAGTTGAGGCACAAACAGAATTAGAACTTGAATTAGAAATTGAAATGGAAATGGATCTTGAGATACCTGAACCTGAAGTAGAAGAAACTTCTAATGAGCAACCTGAAGAAGAAACAACAGAACCCAATAGCGAAGCTGTTGAAGAACCCTCTGTGGAAGCAGAAGATAGTACCGAACAAGAAGAAGTACAACAGGAAGAAACTGAAAAACCTGTAAAAGAACCTTCCTCTAAAGAAAAAGCAGCTACTAAAATAGTTAAAAAGATTGATGATAAAGCTAGGTATGACGAATCAAACCAAATGAAAACACTAATTGTCATGCAAATATTAGGCAATACAAAAACATTTTTTGACACCCAATCAACTATTGTTGATACAAATGTTAACGAATACTTAAATAAAACAATAGAGGATAATTATGGAATATTGTTTGATATGGCACAACAACAAACAATAGATGAAATGGTAAACGCACAATGGCAGAACTAGAATTTGGTGGGGTAAAAGTCAAAGGTAAAAGTAAAATTATTCCATTAATAATTGGCTTATCTACATTTGTTGGATTTCTGTATGGAGGTTTTGAAGTTTACAAACGCTATATTGATATGGAAGAAAAGATAGAGTCTTTTGTAGCACCTGATCTTTCTGATTTTGATAAAAGAATTGAATTAATACAACAAGAAGTTACCATGATACAATCTGAAATAAGTATGATTTTAGAAGAAGTAAACCTAGTGGCTTCTACTGCAAAAGAACTTAAAGACGACCTTAAAAGTGATGTCCGTCAGCTTGAAAAAGACTCAAGACACACAGAGGCACTTGTTGATTCTGTAAAGAATAACACTAGAGAAGAACTTAGATTGTTTGAAGAAATGATAAAAGAACTTGAGAATGATTTAGAATTAAAAATTAACAAGGCATTGGACAATCCACTTAACAATATGTCTGCAAAGGTAAAATAATGACAACAGAAGTAGTAAATAAACAGGGTAATCGCCCTGCAAAATATAAACAAAGCATCATGGCTAAACTTATGGAACTTGTAGCTGAAGGAAAAACTACGAGGGAGTGTGTTAAAGAACTTGATGTCAGTTGGACAACACTTCGTAAATGGCTAAACGAAAAGAATTACCAAACTTTATATAGGGTAGCACAAAGCGATCAAATAACTTTTAACCATGAAAAGTTAGATAAGATTTTAGAAGATGCTTATAAAAAAGCACAAGATAAAAAACTTACTATGACAGAAGTTAAGTTAATTGAGATTATTCAAAAAAATTATCACCACAAAAACTCTAAACTACAAAATCATGTATGGGGTTCTGAAAAACAAACCATGAGCATTTCTGATTCAAAAGGATCAGAATTTAAAGTGGAATGGTCTAAATGAACTTTGATATAAAAACAGTATTACCTTACCTAGTGATCCTTACATCATTAGCTATGACTTGGGGTATGTGGAGTGAACGCCTCGAAGCTGTAGAAACAAAAGCAAATACAATATCTGAAATGCAACAAGATATAGCTGTTATTAAAGAAAAGATTATATGGATTGAAAAGTACCTTAATGGCAACTAGCTATGAAAATGTTTCTTATTTTTTGGTTATGTGTCCAAAATCCCATAACATCATTAGAGCAAACTTGCGTACAGAATATTATTTATGATGTGTCTTATAATACAAAAGAAGAATGTAGAGAAGCATCTATAAAATTAGCTAAAGAATTAACGCAAATACCTGATACTTATGTCACTACATTTTGCACTACTAAAATAATTAAAAATACTTAAATATTTAAAACTTGCAATTTTATCTTAATTTGAAAGGATAATCTTATGTCGAATATCTTAGCGATTTCGGATTTGCATGAGCCATATTCTCATGTTGATAGCTATTCTTTCTTAAAAGCTATTAGCAAAAAATATAAATTTTCAAGAGTGGTAAACATTGGAGATGAAGTTGATTACTCGGCTTTGTCCTTCCATGATTCTGATCCTGATTTACCAAGTGCCACTAAAGAATTAGAATTAGCACAATACAAAATCAAAAAACTAGAAAAGTTATTTCCTAAAATGGATTTACTTCATAGTAATCATGGTTCTCTTGTTTATAGAAAAAGAAAACATCATGGCTTTCCAAGACAAGCTATTAAAGAATACGCAGATGTCTTAGGAGTAGATCATACAAATTGGAAGTGGCACGATAGATTAATCATTAAAGACAAATATGGTGAGTATTATTTTTGCCATAACATGAATAAAGATCCTGTTAAATCATCTATGTCCATTGGATATAATTTTATACAAGGTCACTACCATACGGATTTCAAATTAGGGTACTGGAATTCGCCTGAGAAACTCAGGTGGGGAATGACTATTGGTTGTTTAATAGATAAACATTCATTAGCTTTTGCCTATTCAAGAGTTAATATTCGCAGACCTACTCTTGGGTGTGCAGTTATATTAAATGGTATTCCTCAATTAATTCCCATGACATTAGAAGATAATGGGAGGTGGAATGGAAAAGTCTAAAGATAAGATCAACCCCTCTTATTACATAGGCACAAAGATACAAGTGTCAGACTTTATAGCAGAATTTAAACTCGATTACTTTCAAGGCAACATTGTGAAGTATGTAGTAAGACATAAACACAAAAACGGACTTGAAGATTTAGAAAAAGCAAAATGGTATTTGGAGAAACTAATAGAATGTACGAAGAAATAAAAGAAGAAATTATTAAACACGAAGGAAAAATTAACAAGGTGTACTTAGACCATCTAGGCAACGCCACTTTTGGAGTTGGACATTTAGTTTTACCTACAGACGATTTACAGGAAGGAGTAGAATATGATGATGCAAAAGTTATGGAGTTCTTTGAACGAGACTTTAAACAAGCTACCAATGATGCAGAGACTTTCATCAAAAGCGAAAGTATTGATCCTCGTGCTTTTGGGTGTGTTATTAATATGGCTTTTCAACTAGGATTGCCACGATTACTTAAATTTAAAAACTTTCGATACCACTTAAATAAGTGTGATTATGAATCTGCTAGTTCAGAAATGCTCGATAGTAGGTGGGCAAAACAAACACCCAATAGGGCAAACGAACTAGCAGAAATTATGAGGAGTATTTAATGTTAAGTAAATTATTAGGTGGCGATCTTGTAAAAAATGTTGGTGGAATAATAGATTCACTTCACACTTCTGAAGATGAAAAAGCACAAGCTAAAATTAAATTAAAAGAAATTGAAGCACAGATAAACAAAGCACAATCTGATATTAACCTTGCTGATGCTAAGTCAGTAGCTGGTGGTTTATCAGGTATGTTGCAAAGATCATGGCGACCATTAATAGGTATGTCATGTGCATTAGCTATATTTTGGGAATATGTTTTAAAACAATTCTTAATGTTTGTTATTGCAACATTTAGTTTAGAGACTGCACCTTTACCTGAACTCGATATGGGTACTTTGATGCCTTTAGTTATGGCACTTTTAGGTATGGGAGCATTAAGAACTTACGAAAAAAAGTCAGGGGTATCTAAATGAGTACAGTCAAAGAAGTAGAAGCATTACTACGCAAAACTAAAAAAGAACTAAGAGAAGTCAAAAAAGACAACGAAGAAAAAAATTTCCATATTAAGTTTCTAAATGAACGACTAGACAACTGGGCAGAGAAGAATGCTCAACTTAGAGAAGAAAAACTAAAGATAACAGTAGATGATGTGATTGCATTTCAAAAAGCAAAAGCTGATTACGCATCTTCACAAGATCAATCGTTTGTAGATCAATTAGAAAAACAAGAAAAGGTGGAATTAAGTTCTTTAGGAGTCAGTAGTGGCGAAGTATCAGGGTAGAACAGTCAAACTGAATAAACCCATGAAGGGCGATGTAAAAAAATTCAAGGTGTTCGTAAAAGATGGTGACAAAGTAAAAAAGATTAACTTTGGTGATCCTAATATGAGCATCAAGAAGAACTCACCTGCACGAAAAAAATCTTATTGTGCGAGATCAGGTGGGATCAAAGGTAAAAATAATAAACTATCTGCAAACTATTGGTCTCGTAGAATGTGGAACTGTTAGGAGAATATATGCCAACATACAAAGGAAAGTCATATCCTTATACATCTAAAGGATTAAAGAAACTAAACGAAGATAAGAAAAAAGATAAAAAGAAAAAGAAGAAGAGTAAATAATGTCACTTTACAGAAACATTAATAAAAGAAAAAAAGCTGGAACAAGCAGATCAAAAAAGAATAGCACAATCAGTGATGAGGCTTATGCTAATATGAAAGCTGGTTTCCCTAAGAAGAAGAAAAAGAAGAAGAAAAAGAAATAATGCCTACTCCTCCTATGGTCAATGTCATTTGGTTAGATACTAACGAATGTAGTCTATCCACTTGGCAGACCAAAGATGATTTATTAGATAGTAAACTTTGTACTATAGATTCACTTGGTTTTCTTATGGAGGAAAATTCTGAATATGTAATTATTTCAGGTGATAAAGACCATGACAACTCAGATGATCTCTATGGTAGATCACAAATAATTCCTAAAGGAGTTATAAAAGAAATACAGTATCTAACTTTAAAATAATGGTGCGTTCCTTTTATGTAGTAGAATGGACTTCTTCCGTCTTTTCGCTTTCCGACTTTGAGCATAACCTAAATACCTCCTCTAAATCATTATGTGTGCAGTACCAACTACTGCCTATCCAACGATTCAAAGATTGATTTTTAGGGTTCTCTAACCTTATCTTACTTATCAATCGTTGCATAGTTCTTTCGTGTTTCCCAAAGATTTGCCCTAAATCTTTGTAGTAATAAATCATTTTATCTTTCATTATATTAATTCCCCTTGTCTATTGTCTTGTGGTTTCCATACATAATCATATAGCTTGTATTTCTTTCCAGTATATCTTGAGATACATTCAGTCATGTAATCTCTTTTTTCTAATTGTTCAGGTGATAAAATCATCTGATCTGATTTATAAAGAACCCTAACAGGTTCTTTTTTTCTTATTTGTGTTTCCACAATATAATCTCTTAGAGATATTCTTCCATTCCAAGTTTTTTTAACCTCAATATTCTTCATGTCAAAATACTCCCCAGTTTCATTTCAGTTCTCTTTAGTGCGTTCTGATCTAAGATCATTTGTATCTTTGTTTCTATTCTTTCTAATTCTACAAAAGCATCATCTAGTTTTTTTCTATCTTCATCTAAAGCAACATTACAAGCTAATACATCTTCGCTTTGTCTTGCTTTGGCTTTAGCAGTTTCTACAGTCACTTTTTCATTTGAACCATGTAATATTTTTAAATAAGCAGTATCGTAGATATGATCTTTAGTTCTTGCAGACCTATCATAATGCCTTTTAGCATCACGATAATTTTTTACTGCTTCTGCTTTTGCATTAGCAATAAATTCAGGACTATATCCTTCCATCTTTTTCCACCTTATCTATAATGCGTTCTAATAACTTTGTGTAAACAAAAGCATTGAATTTTTTACTTGCTGTTTTTTCGTGACAAGCTCTACACAAACTCGCTAAGTTAGTTGGGTGGTCTTTGTTATCACTCGATCCCATTCCCCTACCTTGAATATGATGAAGGTCAACAGCAGGACTATAACAGACCATACAAGTCACATCTTCAGGAATGTCATATCCCCAATAATCCATAAAAACTTTCGTATGTTTTTTCAAAAATTCTCTCCCTTCTAAATAATCTATTATATAATTATCAAATCTACTCATCTTTTTTACTCAACTGATCGCCTATTGCCCACACCATTAAAGCTATTAGTAATAAAACTAATAACTCTAATGCTGTTAAAACTATCAAGGTCATTAAAACGGAATGTCCGAACTAGAAGTATCTACTGGAGCAGATTCTTCTTTAGGTTGATGAGTCTGTTCTTCAGGTTTTTTATATGCCTCTTGTATTCTTACAGAGAGACTACCTTTATCACCCTTCCATAAAGCGATACTGTATGCCTGTCCTTTTTTAAGAACTATATCTTCCTGTAGAACATCATCAGGATAACAGATTGTTTTATTTTGATAGTCAGGTTTAGAGTCACCTTCCTCTTTGTACTCGTTCTTAAATAGAGTAGCTTTTATTATTACTTCACTCATATTGAATGCTCCTTTTTTTCTTGTTTTGGTTTAGTGGCAACAGGATTTTCGTTTTCTGAATCTTCTGCTTCGCCAACTTCAAGTAAAAATAACTTCATTATTAAATACTTGTATGCGTATGTTGTGGCTTTACCCACTCCCTTATCAGAATTGTCAACCCCATACCCATAGTAATCACCAACAGTCATTTTTTCGTTGGTATCTACATCTATGACATCACAATTCATTTTTACTGTAGTTAAATTACCCTCTTTTGTGTGATCCATAACTTTAGGAATAAGAAGTAATTTATGTTTTGCTAATTGTTCACGAACAACATCATTAACATCATTCCAATTAGTGACTTTATATTGAATACCCTTTGGCTTAGTCTGTGATACAGACCTAACCTCATGTGTAATATCAAATATCTTTCTATATATAGTCATTTCTTTTTTGCCTTTCTTGTTAATTTTGAAATTTGCTTGTCGAGATCAAATGCCTCTCGTAAAACTTTAAAATATTTAAAACCTTTATTCAGATCAGATTTAGAAAACTCTCTTATTTCAAAATCATCAGTTTCTTTTCCAAATCTTGCAAGAATACCTTTATTAATTTCTATTCCGTCTTGCTCCTCAATCATGTACCTGTAAGCTGACATTTGTACTAGGTGATCGTCATAGACAGCTTTACTCGTCTTAAAATCAATAATTGTATCGCCATTGACAACAAGATCAGCAGTTCCACCATATTTATATTTACGACAACAAAAACTTTTTTCAGTAAAATTGACTTCATAGTTTTGCTCACTCCACCAATCTTTAAATTTATTAAAACATTCTTGAACTATTGGATCTTCAGGTAATTCATAATATTCACCCTTAATATGTAGTTCGGCTAATTCGTGTAATGCAGTACCTATATCACCAGCTTTATTAAGTTCTGCATGATAGGATTTTCCTTCTAGTCCTAATTGATTACTCCAAATAATGAGTCCTGTTGAATTTTTATATCTACCAAGAATTTTAGTGACTCTAGGAACTTTAATTCCGTCCACTTTATAATCTATATGTGACAATATTTATATCTCCTTACTAAAAAAATTTACTAATTTTTCTTTAACTATTTTCTCTTTTTTTCTTTCTTCTAAGTCCACATAACCATCTGATTTTTCTTTTATAAATACTTCATCAATCTCAGGTACATCAAACATAATATCGTAAATTAGTTGTCTTATTTTTTCAAAGTCAGCATGACATGACATAATTTTTTTTACTAATTGATTTGACGATAATTCATTATTTAATGAATAATCTGCATTATAAAAATTTTTGACTAATATTTGTTTTTTTTCAAACATATTTAATTGCAAATATTCTATATGTGCATCTATTTTATTAAGTTTTTTGTATATTTTAGTTGCACTAACTTTAGATATTTTTTTATTCATCGCTTTCCCTTTCTAAATGGCGAATACGAGCAGACTATGAAAAAACAAAAATTAAATGTCAGTATTATTTAGTATGTGCAACCATACTAATTTTTTTTGCAGTTTAGTTTTTAACGGAGAAATATTGTTTCTGCAATCTTGCTTAACTTTGTTTTCCTTATCAGTAAGTTCTTTTCTTTTATCGGAAGTAAGGAGGAGTTGATTTAAGTCCAAAACATTACCTTTAAGGTTCGTATTCGCCATAAAAAATACTCTAGGTATTTTTAGGGATAATGCAAGTCAAAAATGTTTTTTTCTGTATTTTTTAATTGATTTTTTATAATTATTTCTTTATATCTTAAAAACATGGAAAATTGTAAAGATTTTCTTTATAAAAGCGAAAACTTTAAAAATAGAGAGATCAGATTTTTGTTGTGTGCCTTAGATATTTGGAAGAAATATACTAAAATTTGTATTGAGAATAATATTGTATTTCCCAATATGAAAAGTATCATTTGGGAAAGTACATTAAGAGAGTTAGGTTTATTTGGAAACGAAATTGAAAGTATGCCCACAGTGTCAGAGGTCATTTCCCTCAATGACTTATATGCCAACTCCCAAAGAAAAAGAGATAATCAATTTTATTCTGATGTATCAAAAAACACAAAAAAACAGATCGCCCTCATACAAGGAGATAGCATTTGGCGTTAATCTCAAGGGTACTAACTCTATCAATAAATACTTATATCGCCTTAAAGAGAATTGTTATGTTTACTTTATTCCTGCAAAAAAGAGAACAGTTCAAGTTATTAAGGAGATACAAGAATGATTGATAAACTACCTGCTATGTATTTATTCACTAATGATTATATTACAGGCACTCGCACTCTTTCTTTAGCTGAAAGAGGAATTTATATAGACCTTTTATGCTTTTCACAGAACACTCATGGCAAGGGTTTACCTAATGATGTTAGAGAACTAGCTAAAATGGTTTTACCATTTGAACTTGATGCTGAAAAAAATGAAGAAAATATGGCTTCATTAATAAAAGTATTAAATGCTAAATTTTATATTGAAAACAACAGATACTTTAATAAGAGGCAACATTTAGAGTATGTTAAAGGATTAGAATTATCCAATACTCGTAGTCAAGCAAGAAAAAAAGCAAAAGAAAATTTTGATACAGTTTTGTCAGATCAAAAACAAATCATCGTAGATAAAGATAAAAATGAAGATGAAGATAAAGTTAAAGAAACTAATACTAATATACTAGCACTAGAAACTCTTTGGAAGGGATTATCAGTTAAAATGAGGCAAAGGTCATCAAAACCTAAGTCTTTTTCCAAGTTTAAGGCACTTACAGAGGCAAAACAGAAGCTAGTAATAGAAACATACCCCGAATATTGTTCTCAACAAGGTGAATTTTCGACAGCTTTGGAAAGATTTATTGAGAACGAAAAATATAACGAAGTTCAAACTCCTCAATCAAGAAAAGAGGAAGAAAAAAAGAATGAATTACATATTCTTAAAACAAGGTGGGAAATGTCTAAAAAGTTAGGTAGACCAATTTTTAATATGAGTCAGCAAGATTTTGATAGAGCAGAGGTAATGTTTGGTAAAGAAAAAGAAGAAAAAACAGAAAAAGCAGAAACCTAGTCCTTCTTCTACTGAAGTTCGTGATCTAGGCGGTCAAGAAATCATTAGGATTGACGATAAATTGTATCGACTACCCGATTTTCGCCTTATGAAAATGGGATTAAAACATATTTACGGAGTCTATAACTCTAATTTACAAAAATATTATGCAAAATCGCTTCTTTGCCCACAAGATTATAAAATAAATACTTTAAGATTTCTCGCTGGTGAAAAATTAGAAGCATTAGCAGTCTATTCTAATAAACAAAAGTCTATAACTTTTAATTGGGATAAATTAGACAACATTGTAATAGGTGGTATTGAACTTTTTGTCGGAAATGGATTTGACGCAGAGCAAGAATTTAATGAAGCTATGAAATCAACAAAAAGACATCAGTCAATGATATGGGATTTATTAATAAACGATATTCCTGTTGGTAGAGGAAAGAAATTTGAGAACTTAATTGAGGCCCTTGACTATTTAAGAGATCACTTTAAAATGACTTGATTGTTTAAAAGATTTCTTTAAGATTGGATAGCCCTCATTTATTCGCTTTCTGAGGGCATCTTTAACAAAGTGATATGGCTTTGGTTTATTTACTTAGTCGTTTTAGCTTTGTTTTATACTTCTTAATGTAGGTGTGAGCAGTTTTTTGTTTAGTTTCCCACCTACTAAGAAGTTTCTCAAGATTACTAATCTTTTTAGCAACCTTTTCATGTTTAGTTAGGATTAGTTTAGCTTTAGGTTTTAATTTACCTTCTAACCAACCTTGATCCATAACATATTGACCTATTACAAGTTCAATCTCAGCTTGTTTTTGAGAGTGATTTCTACTTGCATTTGGATTTTGAAAATCATAAATCCGATGTGAAACATCATGGACTAATCTTCGCCAACCCTTCCAAAGAGAACTGGAATCGCCTGATAAGGCAATCCAACATCTTCTAGGTCTTGTTCTTCCAGCTCTTAACTTTTTTGTAATCCATTTAGTATTAGATAAGTTTCTAACTTTCTTTTTACCAAACTTACTTATTAAAAGTTTATAAGCTCTGAAAGCTTCTTCTTTAGTTATGTAAGGAAGTTCTTTAGGAAATTGTCTATTAACTTTTCCATAAGTGCTTCTCATTTTTTTTTGGTATTCTTGAGATAAACTTAATTGTTCTGTTATCTCGCTAGTACCATAAGATTGAATCATCATAAGTGATTCTCCTTTCTTAATAAGCCATATTCACAATGTTAAAGAGCAAATCTAAACTGTCACTTTAGATAAAATCAAATTCCTAAAAATTTAATTTATGATCTATTATATCATATTGGTTTTTTCGTTTTTTGCGTTTTTGCCAATTTTGATCGTTTTTGTAAATTTTGAAAAAAATAATTATTAACCCATAATAAATTAGGTGCGACAACTTTTCTTAAAAAAGTTCTTTTTTAGATTTTTTACAATTTTGTTCAATCAATGTTCAATTTAGAAATCTACTCTTAAATGATATAAAAACACCATGCTCTATAAGTCCGTAAAAAATTCATGGAAAAATCATATTTACGACTTTATGTTGCAATCATTACAAGAGCAATATTAGATAGTAGTTTTAGAACTTCACCTAATTATGACCAATCTGATTTTATAGTTTGCGAAGAAGCTGAAAAATGGTTTCTTAGTAAAGATTTTAAATGGATTTGCTCATTAATAGACATACAACCTAGCTTTATAATAGAAATCAAAAATGACTTACAAAAAACCAAAAAAAAATTTGCTCAAAACGAAGCATGGGAAATCGTCTTTGAAACTCTCAGAAGAAATATTGAATAAAAAATTAATTTGCAGATTATATTTACATACAGATCAAGACAATAACAATAATGTTGTAGTGATGTTTAGTAATTTTGCTAATGAAGATGAATCAAAACTATTTATTGAAAATTTTAAGAACGATTATGATGAGTATAAGGAAATTGACGAAATAAATATTGGGGAAAATTGGACGATACATTAAGGCAACCCAAGAATATCAGATTGCCTAAAGAGCTTTTAACTATATATTTAAAAGTCTAATCTAAATGAAAATTCTATTTTTAAATCTTCACAATAATTATTTTGTTCGGCATGGTGTTTTAAAATAGAATAAAGCTCACCAAGATCATAACAAGTTTTACAAGTTTCTAAGACTTTTGTTTCTATTTTTGGTTTTTTATAAGGGATATGTTTTTGTTTCTTATGATCGTAATATCCATTTTCTTTATCTACTCTTACTATCTTTAAGTTTTCATAAGTTATCATTATTATTTACCTCTCTAATAGATTCCTTAACATCACAGACAAAAGAATCTAATGTATAACAATTATTGCCTGTGGCTATACTTTCTATAAGACCATTTAACTGTCTTATAGCTTCTTGCTCGTCTGTAAGTTCAAATGACATATCTTTTAAATACCAATCTTCCTCACCTTGACGAATTTTTGTATTAAACAAAAATCTTTTTGTATAATTACTAATCATTATTATTTACCTCACTTTTATTATTACTAAAATAATCAAAAGATAAAATCCTTTTGACTCTTTTGCGTTCCTTTAATCGCATATTCCTCTCTTTTTCATAGTCGTATGAGGTCTTGCTATTACTGAAACGATATTTATCATTACTGACAAATTCTTTCTTTTCTAGTTTAATCATTATCTTGGCTTTCTTCTTTTATAACTTCAAGTTTACTAATTAAATTATCTAATGTTTTTTTTACCTCTAAATCATCACTAGTTAATTTTATTAACTGATATTGAAGATCATCTAGTTTATTAATTATTTCTTCAAATTCTAATGATAGAGTAGTAGGTCTTACTTCTGTTGTATTAATCATAATTCACCTTAAAACCCTCCCGTTGATATTGTGTAAACTATTAATAAAAACTTAGAAACTAAACAACCAATCATTATTCGATCAGCGATTATTTCTAAGTTACTTTTTCTGTATTCTGTTTCCACTATTCACCTCTTTCTAATAAAGAATTATATTTTTTGATCTGTTTGGTTGTTAATCTGTTTTTGTGTGTTTCTTCCCAAAATTGAGCCGTATTATCCTTATCTATACAATGAATAGTAATAATCTCTTGACCTACATTTTGAAGATGAGAAACAACTTGACCAATAATATTGGCTTCAAATGTTTCTGATTGATTAAAATCTTCATACCAATCTTTCTTATCATTTGAGGTTGCTATATCTAAAATAAATCTAGCCATTATTTACCCTCGCTTTCTTCTTTTAATTCACATTCAGTTCTTTCTTCGCAATCTTCACACCAAACTTCATCATTCTCTAAACCTCCACTTTTAACAATGTCGTGTTCATCAGCCCAAACTTGAAATTGAATATTATCTTTTTTACACTCGCTACAACAAAAATCTTTATTTTTCATTGTCTTTTTCTTTCTTAGCTCTCATAAGAAGTTTGTAAGCTACATAAAAGAACACAACCAATAAAATTAGGTCGGCTCCGTCTATTCCATAAAAAGGCATAACAACCTCGCTTCCTTCAATATCAACTTAGATATTGATCTAAGGGCTATTAAAAGCCCTTAAATAAATACCTAATTATAATTTATTATGATTGATTGATCTTTTACATCATCAAGGAATATTTCTTTGTTATTTAACTTTCTACCAAGATTTATTAAATAATGTGCTAAATCCTCGCTGATACCATGAACATCTGCAATAGCTTGAACTGTCATATAGTTATTAAAATAATCAATATAAAACTCGACTGCGTTTATAGTTCTTAACATCTGTAAATGAAGTAGTTTGAATACTCCTCCTCTGCTCCGTCATAAGTAGCTAAAAAATGACCTCTGCCATCAGATAATTTAGCATCTCTTTCTAAGCCACCTTTATTATCTACTAACTTGACAAGTATATCATTTGCATCTTCGTAAAGTTCTTGTATTTTTTCAATATGCTCTACTTCTAATGGCATATAATGTTGTAAGAACTCTGCTTTAAATGACCAAAGATTATCCCAAATGTATTCATTACATTTCTTCTCTGCTTCTTTATCAGATAGAATCATATAAGACTCATTAGCGTCTCCGTCTAAGTCAATGTAAGATGTATCATCATCATTGATCTTAAATTTAATATGATTCATTTCTTCTTTAGTAAATCCGTCATTAACTAAAAAAGAATGTAGAGCTTTGGCTTTATCGTCATGATCGTGATTAATATAATTAACAGTCATAATTAATACCTCGCTTTATTAATTTTTTATAATAGATCAAATACATAAGATAATGTAAATAACTAATTTACATAATTACGAATAAAAACGAATAAAAAGGGATAATTAAAAATAAGTAAGAATAAAAATCCATTTTAAGAGCCATAGAGATAGCTTGAACTAATTTGGTAAACTTAACTTCATTGAAATATAAAACCAAAAATGGTGATTTTTCGAGGGAAAAGAAAGAAAGAGAAAACTATGTCAATTTTAATGAACTTACATAGAAAGAATAACAATTAATAGAGTAATGAACACTTATACTAATGATCTTAGTTATAGAGTAATAAGAAAGATAATAGATAAAACTATTTATATAGTTAAAGAAATCATTGATATTGTTCGTTTATGTTGGGTTAGTATTAAGATTAATAATGTTAAGGATAAGAATAATATAAATTAATAAAAAACATTCAGCATTTCTCTTAAAAGAAACAAAAAGAACTAAGGAACAAGAATAAATATATATTTCTAACCATATTTTGAACACTAAGACAATAAACCTATATAAATAAAGATAGAACTCTACACCAACAAGGTAGAAATAATATGACAGCACCCCCACGCAGACATTTTTTTATATATATGGAGTGATTACAACACAAGGACAACTCTCTAAAGGCATGAACCTCTTGTATTCTTTAAATGAAATACTATCATGGACACATGAACAAACAGACAAATACAGAAGATGCTCTTACTGTAATAAGTTTGGATCTTTCGCAGTAGTGCCGAAAGATAAGTATATGCAGTATTACTTCCTATGTGGAGACCATTATGAAAAAGAAAAAGACCAAAAAAAAGACAGTTGATGTGTTTGCCTTAATGGTAAAGCATATGAACGACAAGACACCTGTTAAACAACATTCAGGTAAGGGTATAGTGAAAGACTCAACTGTAGCAAGGATTCAAGATATATATAGGGGAGAAAATAAGGGTGATAAATGAACACCATAACAATTCCTTATAAGCCGAGAGAATTACAACAACAGATTCACAAGAACTTAGTTCGATTTAATGTTCTTGTCTGTCATAGACGATTTGGAAAGACTGTCTTGACAGTAAACGAATTGATTAAGAAGTGCCTACAATGTCCGTTACCGAGACCTCGTTATTATTACATAGCACCTACTTACTCAATGGCAAAAAGAATAGCTTGGGATTACCTCAAGTATTATACCTCTGTTTTACCCAATATGGACTACCACGAGACGGAATTAAGAGCAGAACTACCCAATGGAGGTAGGATTCAATTATTGGGCTGTGAGCGTCCCCAAACGCTAAAAGGACTCTATATTGATGGAGTGGTTTTAGATGAGGTCGCCCAAATGCCACCGAAGATGTGGACAGAGGTTATTCGCCCTGCTCTATCAGATCGTGAAGGATTTATGATTGCGATTGGTACTCCTCAAGGTCATAACTCCTTCTTTGATCTGTATAATCATGGACTCCATAATGATAAATGGTATGCCACAAAGTTTAAAGCTTCTGAGACTAAAGTCGTTAAAGAAGAAGAATTAGCTGAAGCTAAATCAATGATGCCTCCTGAAATATACGAGGCAGAATATGAGTGTAGTTTTGAGAGTTCCGCTATAGGAGCAATCTATTCGCAAGGATTGAATAAAGCTGATGACGATAAAAGAGTAACTTCTGTACCTTATGATCCTACATTAAAGGTTTCTACCTTTTGGGATTTAGGAATGGCAGATAAAACCTCTATATGGTTCTGTCAGCAAAAAGGAACAGCAATACACCTTATAGACTATTTTGAAGATAGTGGTGAATCACTAGAATATTACGCAGGAGTTCTTGATGATAGAGGATATGTGTATGATACACACTATCTACCCCATGACGCTAATGTCAGAGAGATCGGAACTGGTAAGTCAAGAGTAGAAATAGCACAAAGTTTAGGACTCAGCACAAGCATTGTACCCAAGATGAGTGTGGAAGATGGAATCAACGCAGTTAGAATGACACTATCAAGATGTTATTTTGACTTTGAAAAGACAAAAGACGGATTAGATGCCCTCAGACAATACAAATGGGCAGTAGATGACAAAGGAATTACAAAAAATAGACCACAACACGATTGGACTTCTCATAGTGCAGACGCATTTAGGTATCTTTGCACAGGATTACAAGAAACAAAGAACTGGTCAACAGAAATTAAATACCCAAGATTAGGAATAGTATAAATGAAATTAACAAAAGATAGACTCAAATCACTTATAGGACAGGAGATTACAAACTCTCTTGGATTTTATGGTGGAGAATTATCTCAACAACGAAAAAATGCCTTAAAGTTTTACTTAGGAGAGCCATTAGGCAACGAAGTCGAAGGACAATCCCAAGTAAGATCACAAGATGTCTTAGAAGTTGTAGAGAGTATCTTACCTTCTATGATGAGAGTCTTTACACAAGGCGAAAGCATAGTTAGATTTGAGCCACAAGGTCCTGAAGATGTGCAATACGCAGATCAGGCAAGTGATTACATCAATCATATTTTTATGAAAGATAATAATGGTTACTCAATTCTACATACTATGTTTAAAGATGCTTTAATAAGCAAAAATGGTTTTGTAAAATACTACTGGAAAAAATCCAAAGAGCAAAAACAAGAATCTTACGAAAATTTAACAGGTGCAGAATATCAATCATTAATCGCTGATCCTGAAGTAGAGGTTATTGAAGTAGAAGATACTGCTACTGAACTTGATTACGATAATATAGATCAAATGGAACAAACTTTTAATGTCAAAGTTAAAAGAGTTAAAGATTACGGAAAAATCTGTGTAGAGAATGTTCCACCAGAGTCTATGCTCATTAGTAAAACTGCCACTAGTATAGAAGATTCTAATTTTATAGGTCAAAGAGTTTTTAAAACAAGATCAGAACTTATTGATATGGGTTTTGATAAAAAATTAGTCAATGAATTAGGCCCTGCTGATGAAGATATTTATAATACAGAGGCAGTTACAAGAAGATCGTTTGACGATCAAACAACTCCACAAGATTTTCAAAACATTGATCCATTATTAACAGTTGTAGCAGTCACGGATTGTTATATGAAATGTGATTATGACAATGATGGAATTGCAGAATTAAGACACATAGTTGTAGGGGGTTCTAGTCAAAATGTTTACCATATATTAGAGAACGAACCGATTGAAGAAATCCCTTTTGCTATGGTCACAGCAATTCCCATGCCACACAGATTTTTTGGTCTATCTATTTATGATTTAATTGGTGATGTGCAAGAGATCAAAACAACACTTCTTAGACAGACACTTAATAATGCTTATCTACAAAACAACGCAAGAACAGTTGTAGTAGATGGTCAAGCAAACATTGATGACATCTTAAACTCAAGAGCAGGTGGTATTGTTAGAGTTAAATCACCTAATGCAGTAACACCTCTCCAAGCACCAAATTTTATGCAAGAAGGTCTTGCTATGATTGGTAAGGTAGATGAAATTAGAGAAGCTAGATCAGGTGTTTCTAAAGTTCAAATGGGATTAGACTCAGAAGCTATTAACAAATCTCACACTACAGCTACAAGTGCAAATGTAATGATGAACGCATCTACTCAAAGAATAGAGTTGTATGCTCGTAACTTTAGTGAAGGTATTAAAAGAATGTTTCAAGGTATCTTAACTCAAGTATGTAAGTACCAAGATCAAGAACGCATTATTCAACTAAGAGGAAAGTTTGTTCCTATGAATCCGAGAGAATGGGTACACAGATACAATGCTACAGTTCAAATAGGACTAGGTAGTGGATCTATGGATCAAAAACTAGAAGTCTTAGGTAGAGTTTTGGCAGTACAAGAAAAATTAATTGGTGCAGGTGGTATGGGTATCGTAGATCCTCAAAAGATTTATAATACCTTAGAAAAGTATTTAGAAAATGCAGGTTACAAAGACGCAAGTCAGTTTTTTAACAATCCAGCTAATACTCCTCCTCCTCCTCCTAAACCTCAACAACCTGATCCTGCTATTCAATTAGCACAAGCAGATTTACAAAGACAACAAGCAAAAGATCAAGCAGACATACAACTGAAAGCACAAAAGTTAGAACTCGATCAACAAAAATTAGCTTCAACTTTAATTAAAGAAGATGATGCTAAAGATATTCAAAAAGAAAAACTAGCAACACAAATATTACAGCAAGGAATAAATAAAAATGGCAACACCCAACAGTCCCAGTAGTTCACAAGCTATTATAGATAAGTTTTTAACAGGTGGATTTTCTACTGAAAGCACATCTAATCCTTATACAGTTCCAGTAACTCCTTATGTTCCTCCTTCAACTCCTGATCCTGTTACTCCTGATCCATGTCCTGAAGGTTATACTTTTGATTCAGTTTTAAATGTTTGTGTGCCTATAGAAGAAGTAGTAACAGGAGATAGTAGTAACAATAAAGATCCTGAAGTAGATCCTAATAAAGCACTTTTTGATAAAATGAAAAAAGATCCAAGCACTATTTTTGGTGCTTCAAATATTTTAGACGATTATCTTATAGACGATCCAAATGGTAATATTTTATTAAAATTTGATCCTAGTGTTGGATCTCCACCTCCTATTTTTGGTTTAAATATATTTGATTCTTTAACTGGTGGAGCTGATAGACGATTAGCAGATTTTACAGAGGGTATGCAATCTTTTATGGATCAAGGTTATGGTGAATATCGAGGTGATGGAACATATCAGGTTTTTAATCCTCAACAATATTACAACACAGTACAAGGAAATTCATTAGACAGTTATTTACGAAGTACAACTGGTGGATATTCAGGAATACCTGAATCTGTAAGTTACACAAAAAGTCCTTTGACTGTAGGTCAAGCAGTTGATAGTGTGATGAACCCACAACCTCAAGATGGTAGTAAATCTAGTGGATCACCTATATTTGAAGATATGTCAGGTGGATTGTTAGGTAGAACACCATTAACATCAGTAGATGCACAAGGTAATAGAACTAGAAACGATACTGCTTACAGAGCTGGTATTGCTAGAAATATTGAAAGAAATAAAAGAAACTTTGGTAATAGTAAATTCAAAGAAGGTGTTGGATTTATAGGTGGTAGATAGTGTCAGAACAAGACATTAAAAGAAGCGACCAAGCTAAAAGAATACTTGAAGATAAAATATTTATAGAAGCAGTAAACAAAATTCGATCCGACCTTAATCAAGAATGGTTAAATAGTGATCTTAAAAGTTCAGAACAGAGGGAAAACATTTTCGTTATGAGGAGAATGTTAGAACTCGTTGTGATGCAACTACAGTCTGTTATGGAAACAGGCAAAATCATAAAAAAATAGGAGTAATACATGGCAGAACAACCAGCAATGGACTCTGCAACAGAAACTCAAACCGAATCTGTTGCACCAATGCCCAAGTCTCGAAATGTGAACGAGACAGCAGAACACTTGAAGACCTTACTTAATACAGAAGCCTCTAAGACTCAAGAAACTGCAAGTGAAGAATCAACAAAAGATGGAAACGACTTGGAAACGAATATCGAAGATACTTTTGAAGATGATGAACTAATAGATCAAGTTGAAGCAGAAGAAACAACTAATAGTAATGAGGAACTTTATAAACTAACTGTCAATGGACAGGAAGTGGAAGTCACCCTTGATGAACTTAGAAAAGGTTATTCTCGTCAACAAGATTACACTCAGAAAACTGAAAAACTATCACAAGATAGAAAAACTGTAGATCAATTAAAAAATGATTTTACTAGGCAATCTGAGGAGGCAAAAATCAAACGAGATCAATACGAGAAACAACTTCAAGTATTATCAGAACAATTAAAAGCTAGTGAAAAAAAAGTAGATTTAGACAAACTTTATGAAAATGATCCTGCTGAATATGTAAGAGTAAAAGCAGAACAAGATCGTCAAAAAGAATTGTTAAATTCTGCTATACAAGAAAAAGAAAGAATCCAAGCTGAAAAACAAGAGGAGTATAATAGAACATACTCTAATTACTTAGAACAGCAAAGAGAACTTCTTTCTAAAAAACTACCAATCTACGCAGATAAAGATAAAGGCCCTGAGTTTGTTAAGAACTTAACCAATTTTGCTAAAGAAATTGGATATTCAGACCAAGAAATATCTCAGCTTGTAGATCACAGAGCAGTTATGATGTTAGCTAATGCTTATCGTTATGATAAGTTAAAAAAAGCTAATCTTAAAAATAAAAAAGTAACAAAAGTCTCTAAGGTAATTAGTTCTTCTAGTCCTAAAGTTCAAGATGATAGTGATGTTGTGAAGCGTATGAACTCAAAAAAAGCAACTCTCAAGAAAACTGGAAAAGTTGCAGATGCAGTTTCCATTCTTGAGCAGATGTATTCTCAATAACAACAACATAGAAAGGACTAAGTAATGGCACAACCAACCAATACTTATGATACCTATGATGGTGTAAACTCAATAAGAGAAGATTTAGCTGATGTAATTTTTAATATTTCACCAACTGAAACTCCATTTATGAGTAACGCATCAAAAGGTACAGCAACAAACACACTACATGAGTGGCAAACAGATAGTTTAGCTGATGTAGCAGTAAACGCACAAATAGAAGGTGATGATTACGCAGGAGAAGCTCGTGGAGCAACTGCAAGACTCACTAACTATACCCAAATCTCATCAAAGTCTGTAACAATTTCAGGTACAGATGATGCTGTAGATAACGCAGGTATGGGAACTCAAATGGCTTATCAATTAGCCAAGATGGGTAAAGAGATCAAGCGTGATATGGAAAATGCTATGATCGGCATTGAACAAGCTAAAGTTGCAGGTAATGCTTCAACAGCTAGAAAGTCTGCTTCTGTAGGCACATGGTATGGCCCAGCTTCAGGAATTAATAACTATTCCAAGAATGGTTCACCTTCAGCAGTTCCACTAGGAACAGGTGCTACAGCTATTGCAGGTGGAACTAACAGAACTTATGCAGAAGCATTATTAACAGCAGGACTTTTACAGTCTTTCACTTTAGGTGGAGAACCTGATACTGTTTTAATGTCTCCAAGTCATAAGCAGTTAGCTTCAGCATTTAATGGCGTGGCTACTAAATACAAAGATGCCTCAGATAAAGTATCTATTGGCACAACTGATATTTATGTATCAGACTTTGGTGAAGTGGCTTTTGTTCCTGATCGTTTCCAAAACGCAAACAGAGTAGATATTCTTCAAATGGATATGTGGAGTGTGGATTTCCTAAGACCATTCCAAACTACTGATCTTGCAAAAACTGGTGACTCAGACAAGAAACTATTATTAGCAGAATGGACTTTAACAGCTAAAGCTCCTAACGCTAACTATGGAATATTTAACTTAACTGCATAATTGTAGAATAAAGGACTGGGAGGGTTTAAATGCCCTCCCTTTTTTCATTAACACAGGAGTAACAAATGGCAATTTTTACAAATAAAAAACATACATCAAGTTTGTATAGTAAGGTTTCTAGTGCAATCAAAGCTGATCCTATGATTAGCAAAGGTGGTAAAAGAAAACAATCTTCACAAAAATCAATGGGTGATAGAAAATTTGATCCAATGCTAAAATTAAGTGGCAATCAAGGACTTCAAGTTAAAGGCACTATTGATATGATGATAGCAAAAGCAATCAAGTAACATGGCAAAAAAATTCTCTCTTAACGATCCTAATGACGGATCAACAGTCAAAACTAATTTAATTGTAGATGAGGCAGAGAATAAATTTCATATTGAGAACTATCAAGATAATGCTTCTATTAAAGAAATATTAGATGCTAATAAAGTAGCACAAAATGAAGGTGCTTATAAATCTAAAGTTATGCAAAATGAAAAAGGTTATCGTGTTGCTCGATTGCCTAACATAGTAGTACACCAATTAGCTAAACGAGGAATTATGACTTATGCAGGAAAAGTCTTAGATAAGCCAAGATTTTTTAAATGGTTAAATGACTCAGATAATAGACATTTTAGGATTTATACAGGTAATTTATAATGGCAATAACCACATACTCTAATCTCAAAACTACAATAGCATCTTATTTAAACAGAGAAGATTTAACTGCTTATTTAGGAGACTTTATTACACTTGCAGAAAGCAGATTAAATAGAGAATTACGAGTTAGAGAAATGGTAGAAATTAACACTTCAACTTCTACAGTTGCAGGTACACAAAGCTATGATTTACCAACTGGATATTTAGAAGCCATAACTGTTATCTATCAAAGTAATCCTTTTACAACATTAAGGTTTATGGCTAATACAGATTTTTATAACAAATATAATACATCACAAACTTCAGGAACTCCAAACTTCTTTACAATAGTTGGAACAAAAATTTTATTAGGAGTAGAACCTGATTCAGCAACTACATTACAAATTAATCATTATAAAAAATTAACTGCATTATCTGATAGTAATGCAACAAACGACATTCTTACAAATTATCCTGAACTATATCTTTATGGAGCATTAGCAGAAAGTTCCCCCTTCCTCATGCAAGATGAAAGATTAAATATATGGGCAGGACTTTATAAAGAGGCTTTAAAAAATGCTAATGAATCATCATCTAAAGGATCTACTACATCTTCACCATTACAAATGTCAGCAACGCAGGTGGCATAGATGATTGAGTTTGGCGACTTACAAGCTGATCTACCTGCATATCAAAATACAGGTGCGTTAAAAGTAGATAATGTTGTACCTTTAGCTAAAGGCTACAAAGCATTAGCAGGATTTCAAAGTTTAACTACAGCTCCTTTAACAAGAGAAGGTTCGTCTGCTCCATTAGATGCAGTTGGATTATTTTCAGCTTTTCTTAGTGATGGTGTTACGAACTATTGTGGAAACGCAACAAGACTATTCCAAATGAATAGTAGTGGTGATTTTGTAAACAAATCAAAATCAGGTGGCTACAATAACTCTACAACTTCTAATGCTAGAGACTTTTGGGCATTTACACAGTTTGGCACAAACATTATTGCTACTAATGGTGCTGATAACATACAAAAATTCGATCAAGGAACAGATAGTTTATTTTCAGATTTAATTTCTTTTAAAGCAAAATATATTTCTGTTATTAGAGATTTTGTTGTTGCTGGATATACAACAGAAAGTTCTACTACTTATAACCAAAGAGTGAAGTGGTCAGCTTTAAATGATTCTTCTGATTGGACTCCAAGCCAATCAACTCAGTCAGGGTATCAAGACATAGTAGGTACACATGGTAATATCCAAGCAATCGTAGGTGGTGAATCTTTTGGAATTATATTCTTTGAGAAAGCTATTTACAGAATGGAATATGTAGGTACTCCATTAATCTTTACCTTTAACAAAATTGCAGACAATGTAGGTGCTTTTGCTCCTAAATCTGTTTGTTCTTTTGGTAGTGATATATTCTTTCTTGCACAAGATGGTTTTTACAAACTATCAGGTGGACAACAATTAACACCAATAGGAAATGCAAGAATAGACAATTTCTTTTTTGAAGATTTATCTTCTAACTTAGATGGTATTTGTTCAGCAATAGATCCTAACAACTCTATAGCTGTATGGTCTTATCGTGGATCAGGTGCTACAGGAACAACCAATAACAAATTATTAATTTATAATTACTCAGTAGATAAGTGGAGTACAGGATCAGGACAAGATTTAGAATTTATAGCTGGTGCTTCTCAAGAAGCATTTAACACATTAGAAAGTTTAGATGTGTTTGGCGAGTTAGATAACTTAACAAGATCATTAGACTCTTACTATTATGGAGAAGGTATTGTTGGTCTTGCTGGTTTTGATTCCTCTCATTTGTTTGGAAAGTTTATTGCAACAAGTTTATCAGCAACAGTTGACACAACAGAGTTTGAAGGTGCTGAAAAAAAAAGATCAACACTAATTAATTGCAGACCGATTGTAGATGGAACTGCTAACACAACTGTTACTGTGACTCCTATTAAAAGAGATTCACAACTTAATAGTGTGACAGTAGGTACTGCTGTATCTAATAATGCAGATGGTTCAGTTCCTTTAAGATCAACAAGTAGGTATCATAGAGTTCGTGTAAATGTGACAGGAAACTTTAATACTATGTCAGGTGTTGAAATAGAAGCTAGACCTGAAGGTAAAAGGTAATGGCAGACAATTCGTTTCCTACAGTACCTTTATCTATTCCTGATACTGCACAGCATTTACGATTAGTTTCAGCTTCATTAAACAATACGATTAATGGAAAATTAAATAGCACAGGCACAGTCACACTAAGAGCAAGTCAAACAACAACAACTCTTACAGACGCAAGACTTGGTGGTAATTCTATAATTTTGTTTATGCCCATTACAGCTAATGGAAGAACAGGATTAAATGGAATGTATGTGTCAGCTAGGGCAGAAGGGAGTGCCACACTAACTCATGCAAGTTCAAGTAACGCAGATCAAAACCTCGCATACACCATTATTGGATAATGTAGTTACAAGAGTTCCTAGTGAAGATTTAGAATTTATATGGAGTCAAGTTGCTCCATTAATAGAGAAGGCATTAGATGAAACCTATAGTATTAAAGATATATTATACGGATTAGCTAATGATCGTATGCAACTATTTATTAGTTGGAACGATAACAGAGTAGAAAGTGCTGTTGTCACAGAAATAGCACAATATCCTCAAGCTAAAGTATTACGATATTTTTTAGCAGGAGGTAGAAACCTAGAAAACTGGTTAGAAAGAATACAAGAAAAAATAGAAAAATTTGCAAAGCAAAATAAATGTACTTACCTTGAAGTCGCAGGACGCAAAGGGTGGGTAAGAAAGTTAAAAGGATATAAAATGAAGGCAATAATATTAAGTAAGGAAATCAAATGAGTAAAGGTAGTAATCCAACTAATGTAACAACAACTACATCATCAGAACCTAGTGAGTTTATAAAACCATATTACACAGAGGCTATTGATTCAGCACAAGACTTATATCAATCTGCTTTACCAAATTTTTTCCCTAATAATACTTATGTTTCAACTCCTGCTGAAACACAAGCCGCTTTAGCATTAGCAACTAATAGAGCAACTGCTGGAAACCCATTGTTGAATCAATCACAAACTGAAGCTGGTAATATTCTTTCAGGAAAATATTTATCACCTACTACTAATCCTTATGCAAAAGCATTGTACGATCAAATGGCAGGTGATGTTACTGCTGGTGTTCAATCACAATTTAGTAGAGCAGGAAGATTAGGAAGTTCTGCTAACCAAGAAACATTAGCAAAAAGTTTAGGTAATTTAGCAAACGAAGTTTATGGCGATCAATATAATCGTGAAAGAGCAAACATGGTTAACGCAACACAACTTGCTCCTCAACTTGGTGAAATGGATTACAACGATATATCGAGATTACAACAAGTCGGTAATGCAAGAGAAAGTATTGAGCAAACAAAATTACAAGATGCTATGGCTAGGTTTGATTACGAACAACAAAAACCATACATTAAATTAAATCAATATCTTGGTGCATTAGGTGCTAATGTACCAATGAATACATTACAAACACAACCTGTATTTAGAAATACAGGTGCAGGATTACTTGGTGGTGCTATGGCAGGAGCAAATATTGCTGGTCAAATTGGAGGTAACTCAATGTTTGGTAATCCTCTTTATGGTGCAATCGGTGGCGGATTATTAGGAGGATTCATGTAATGACACAATTAATGAATATAAGAAATCAAATTATAGATGGTTTATTACAAAGTAGAATACAACCTCTGCTTCAAAAATATAACCAACCAAGACAAACTGGATTATTAAATTTTGTAAATAGTCCACAGGCTCAAGATATTGCTACAGGATTGTTAGCACAATCAGGTTACTCTACTATGCCTCAAAGTTTTGGACAGTCATTAGGTGTTGCTATGCAGAACGCAAATGATCGTGCTATGGCAAGAGACGCTAGTGAGTTAGATGCAATTTCTACCTTTGCTAACATTCAAAATTTATTTAAAGGACAAGATCAAACTGATAAACAAATATTACAAGGCGATAGAAAAATAGATCAAACTGATAGAAGTTTAGACCAAAGTGATAGAGGTTTAGACCTTGAAGAAAATAGAACAGAATCAACTACTGCACTACAAGGAAAACAAGGCGAAGAAATAGATAGCAATATTGAGATTAATCAACAAGGAATGAACCTAAAAGAAAAAGGATTTGATTTAGATGAAAAAAGATTTAACCTTGACCAAGAAAAATTTAATTGGGCAAAAGATAATCCTGAGGCTACTTCTACAATAGGTGGATTAGTACAAGACTTTAATAGAAAAATAATTAACGAAGAACAATTAGAATTAGGTTTAAAAGATGTATTAGGAACAGAAGGAACAACTGATATGAGAAACTATCAGTATATAGCCAAGTATCTTTTTGATGGAGATATAGAACAAGCTATTTTGTTTGATAAAAGCTCGAAATCAAAATCTAAAGATGATTATATTTCTGATTGGATTTCAGATGCAAAGAATGAATCTATAACAGGGAATATAAATATAAAAGAATTAAGAAATGAAGCTGAATTTTCTTGGGCAGTAAGTAAAGCAAAAATTCCATCGGGAGATAAAAAAGATAATAAAAAAGGTGATTATTATTTTATTACTTTAAAAGATAACACAGAAGTTGTTGGTCAATGGAATGGTGAAAAATATGAAATAGTAAAGTCTCCTAAGTAATGACTGAAATAATATCTTTTGAAGATACTATTAACAAAAGTGAAGTAGTTAATAGTACAATTCAAAACAACACTATATCTTTTGAAGATACTATTAATTCAAACAATATAAATAGTACAATTCAAAACAATAATGTACCTACTATATCTTTTGAAGATACTATTGTAAAAAAAGATAACAATGAATTTACAAACAAAACTACTCAACAACCTTCACAGCTTAATATTGAATACATAAATCAACACCCTGATTTTGAATCAAGTGGTGGTTTTGATATTAGGTTAATACCTGATTTTGATTCTATAGAAGATGCTTCTGCATACTATGGTTTACCAGTAGATCAATTAACTAATGAGATTGTTCCTGAAGTGCCGATGCAAGGTGATAATAGTTACGACAATGTAAACTATAAAAAAAAATATATACCTAATCTGCCTATAGAAGATGGTTATTATGATAAAGGTAGTTTTAATCCTTTTGATGATAAAAAATCTGATTGGTCACTTACAAGCAGAACAATGGATTACATTTGGAGTGATGAATTAGGTATTAATAAACAAACTGTAGAAGAAATAGAAAATCCTTTTTTTAAAAAAATTGCTGGTAGTCCTGTTGTTATGGGAGCTAGTGACATACTAGATGGTACACTACGAACAATACAGACAGTAATTTATGGTGGAGCTGGTGTTGTAGGTGATACTGTAACAAATATTACAGGTGATAAAGCCGATGGTGCTAGAACGCAAAGAGATTTAATTGCATTGTTTGAATCAACATTACCACAGCAAATGTCCACTGCTGGTGCTAGTGCAAGATCGTGGGGATATACAAAAAATCAAGTCAAACAATACGATACATTAGGAAAGAAAGCTATAGATCAATACGTTGATACTACTTTTAAAAAGAGTCCTAATAAAAACAAAATTAAAAATGAACTAAATAAAAAGTTTGATGAAGGTATTGTAAAAGCAGATACAATTATTAATAAATTAGAACAAAATGTCGATAAGGTTCTTAGCGATAAAAGAGTAAACTTTAAATACTTTGATGACAATGTAATGAAGTCAAGGTTTAAAGACAACACTATAAAACTTGGAAAGCCTGATGATGTTAAAAACTTATTACAGTTTAGCGAAAGCAGTATTCTTAGAAACGTAGATAGATTTATACTTGCACCTTTTAGAACAAGAGGAAGAAAAACTCCTCAAATGCAGAAACTGTATGAATTATATCAAGGTAAGATTAGAGGCAACAATCATAGAGCTGTATCAACTGCAAAACAAATTGAGAGACAAGTTAATAAGATAGCTAAAAAGTTTGATCCTAATAAGTTTAATGTAAAGTTTAAAAATAAAAAAGAATTTAAAACAAAAATATTTGATGACATACAAGAAGTATTAATAGGCAAGAAATCAATAAATACTTTAGATGAATCTCTTAGACAACCAGTTGCAAAAGCCAGAACTTTAATTGATGATTTAAGTAAACAATTAATAGAAAGCAAAAGTTTAGGAAAAAATATAAAAGAGATTATTGAGAAAAATGTTGGTTCTTATGTTAGACAAAGTTATAAATTATACAGAGGTGGTTTTAATCCTAATAAACAAATTAGACAAAACGCTTTTGATTACATACAAAAACAAGATCCTTCACTGACTAACGCTGAAGTTAATGGCGTTATTAACAAAATATTAGACAAAGGTGATAATACAAACTTTGCTTCCACTGTAGAATCTTTACCAAAGCAATCACAATCTTTGTTCTTAAAGAAAAAAGACATAGCTCCTGAGATCAAAGCTCTATTAGGAGAAGTAAAAAATCCCTTAGAGAATTTAATCAATACTATTGATGATCTAACTAAATGGGTTGAAACTGATAAGTACCTAAATAGAATTAAGGAAAATGGTTTTAACAAGTATATTTATAAAAAACCAACAAATAGGTTTGCTACTGAGATTGAAGGTAATAAATACAATCCACTAAAAGGTTATCACACAAGTCCTGAAATAGCTAAACTTTTAAAATCTATAGACGAGACTTCGTTGCACAATTTGCTGTTTCTTTACAAAGTATTTTTATTTGGTAAAGGTGTCAGTCAATATTCTAAAACAGTTCTAAACCATGTAACACAATTAAGAAACTTACAAGGTGGAATATTGATGGCTTGGTTTAATGGTGTCAATCCTTTTAGTAGAACAGGTTGGTCTGCATTTAAAACTGTAGCTAATGATATAGGTAAAATGTCAGATGAAATATTAAATTTAAAATATCAAGAATATTTAGATTTAGGTGTTGTTCGTACAAGTGTTAAAATAAATGAACTTAAAGGTATTTTTAAAGATGTTGAGATGGCAAATTCAATGTCAGGATTTGTTGATAAGATAACCAACAATATAGTTTTTAAAAATGCCAAAAAACCCTTAGATTTTTTACAAAATGTTTACATGGGTGTTGATGATCTTTTTAAGATTATTGTTTATGAAAAGGAACTAGCAACTCTTAAAAGAGCTTATCCTGACATGGTGATTAATCCTGTTAAATTAAAACAATTAAAAAAACAAGCTAGTGAGATTACTACTAACACTATGCCTACTTATGATAAAGTTCCACCAGCAATAAAATATTTAAGAAGATTGCCTATTGGTAACTTTGTATCTTTTCCAGCAGAGATATTAAGAAATACTGTGTTTTCTGTCAAACAAGGAATGAAAGAATTAGGCACAGCAAATAGTGTTATTAAAACAAGAGGTGCAAAAAGATTAGCTGGTAATGTAATCATAGGTGGTTTTGGTTTAAAAGTTGCAAATGAAGCCTACAACACAGCAAGGGGTTATACAGAAGATACAATAAAGGCAATCAAAGCATTTGTTCCTTCATGGAGTCAAGACTCTAATATTACTGTGTTAAATGATGATCCTGAAAATATACAATATGTTGATACCAGTTATACTTTTCCGTATGACATCTTACACAGACCAATAAGATCAGCAGTTAATGAATGGTATAATGGTAAAAGAGATAATAAAACCTTAGATGAAGTAATTATTCAATCAAGTATTGCGAGTATAACAACATTAGGTGGATATTTTTTAGATGAATCTATTTTAGCATCTAAAATTAATGACATATTAAGAAACAAACAATCTAATGGCAGACAAGTTTATAATCCTGAACTACCTGTTGGAGATCAAGTCAATGCTATGTTCCTTCATGTGCTTGATGCTTTTGTTCCAGCTGGTTATGACCAACTAGAAAAATTATACAAATCATTTAATGGTATTGTTGAACCTTATGGTAAAGAATACGATCCAAAGATAGAATTATTAGCTAACTTTGGAGGTCTAAGAGTTTCTGAAATAAATGTTAAAGAAGCATTTAATTTTAAGATTCCTGAACATAACCAAAATGTAAACAATGCCGAAAAGATATTTCGTAAAATAGCAAACAATCAAAATGTAGTTACAGAACAAGATTATATAAACGCATATATTACAGCAGAAAAGGCAAGATATAAAAATTGGACAGACATGAACAACTTAGTTCAAAGTGCTTATGAGTTAGGTTTAGACGAAAACACAGTAGCAGAAATTTTAATAGAAAATAACATAAGTAAAGATGATGTTAAAATGTATTTACAAGGAAGATATTTACCTTATTTTCCATCTAAAGAAACTTTAAATCGTATTTACGAATCAGGTAACACTTTCCCAATAGAAAAAATACAAAATATTTATGAAAATATAATAAATGTTCCTTTAGGAGATTACCAAAATTTTGAACAGAGTATTCAAAAAAATTAGGAGTAAGAAATGACAGTATCAAGTTACAGCACAACAGCAAACAGCAACACATCAGTTAATGGAATCAATATTTCAGAGGGCATGAGTCCATCTGATGTTAATAATGCACAGAGGTCAATTTTATCAGACACAAGATCAGTATGGAACGATAAAGAATGGTTTTTACTAGGTGATGGTGATGGCACAACTACCTTTACAAGAGCAAGTACAACTTCAATTACAGTTGCTTCAGATATTACAACAACACACCATGTAGGTCGTAGAGTTAAAATAGTTGGATCTAACACAGGAACTATTTATGGAAAGATTGCAACTTCAAGCTATTCTTCACCTAATACAACTTTAACATTTACATTAGATAGTGGCTCAATTAATTCAGGAGACTCTACTGTAGATGTTTATGTAGGTTCAAATTATACTGGTTATGCTATCCCTGTTATTGATGAAGATGCTATGGGTACTGATAGTGCTATCCTCCCTCCTTCTCAACAATCAGTTAAAGCATTTGTTACTTCAGGTACAATCACCCTATCCAATAAATCTATAGCTTTAGGTAGCAACACAGTTACAGGTACAACAGCACAGTTTAATACTGCTTTATCAGATGGTAGTTTTGCAACACTAGCTGGTTCAGAAAATTTAACTAATAAAACTTTAACAAGTCCCGTCCTTAATACAGGAATTAGTGGTACTGCTTTTAAAGATGAAGATGATATGTCATCAGACAGTGCTACTGCTGTTGCTTCTCAACAATCAATCAAGGCTTATGTAACTGCCCAATTAACAGCAGAAGATTTAGACTTTGCTGGTGATAGTGGTACAGGTTCAGTAGATTTAGACTCACAAACATTTACGATTGCTTCAGGCGAAGGTATTGATACTTCTGCCTCTAGCCAAACACTAACTATTAGTGGTGAAGATGCTACAACATCAAACAAAGGTATAGCTTCATTTAGTTCTGATAACTTTGCAGTATCGAGTGGTGCTGTCACTATTAAAGATGGTGGAGTTGCTAATGTAGAACTGGCTAATGATAGTGTTTCGTATGGTGGTGTGTCCTTAGACTTAGGTCAAACAGATAGTACCCCAGCTTTTAACTTATCAGATGCAACTTCTTATCCAACAAGTGCTTTAAATGGTACGATTGCAAATTCACAATTAGCTTCAGGAATAGATGCTACTAAGATTGCAGATGGATCAGTTACTTCAACAGAATTTCAATACATCAATACTTTATCTTCAAATGCTCAAACTCAATTAAGTGGTAAATTAACTGCTTCTAATGATTTATCCGATTTAGCTTCAGCTTCTACAGCAAGATCAAATCTTGGATTAGGAACTATTGCTACTCAAGCGTCTAACAATGTTTCTATAACTGGTGGATCTATTACAGGAATGTCAACTCCAAGTGGTAATTCAGATGTTGCAAACAAAGATTATGTAGATCAAGCAGTAGCAGGACTTAGAACAAGAACTATTGCTGAATGTGCTTCAACTGCCAATGTAAATATTTCAAATGGTTTAGAAGCAGGAGATTCAATAGATGGTGTAACTTTGGTGGCAGGAGATCGTGTACTTCTAAAAGATCAATCTACAGCTACAGAGAATGGTTTATACATAGCTGTTTCAAGTGGAGCGGCATCAAGAGATCCTGAACATGATACAATAGCAGAATTATCAGGTGGTATGATTGTAGTTAATCAAGGATCAACAAATGATAATAAAATATTCCTATGTACTACAGATAGCACAGGTTCAGTTGGTTCTACAAATATAACTTACACAGTTGTAACTCCTTCAAATTCAGGAACAGTTACTTCTATAGGACTAGCACAATCAGGTTCAGAGTTTAGTATATCGGGTTCGCCTGTTACTTCAGCAGGAAATATTACATTAGATGTAAACAGAATTAGTGCCACTAAGATTGGTGCAAACACTAATATATCAGATACAGAATATGGTTACTTGAATGGTGTATCGAGTTCAATTCAAGATCAATTAGACGCAAAAGCAACAGCAGGTTTTAGTATCGCTATGGCAGTTGCATTATAGGAAAGGTAAATAATGGCACAAAATTTTAGAAATCAAATAGTCAGAAACACAGGTACATCAGGAGTTGATATTCTTAACGCAGTTGACAGTTACGATACTGTTATTGGTATAAGATTAGCCAATGTTCATACAGCAGCAATTAGTGTAGATGTTTATATTGTTAGATCATCAACAAACTATTACTTAGTTAAAGCAGCACCTATTCCTGTCGGTGGCTCACTTGAGTTAATTGACGGAGGAGCAAAAGTTGTGTTAGCTTCAGGTGACAAAATTGCAGCAATTTCAACAGCAGCTAACAGTTTAGATTCAGTTGTTTCTTACATAGACACAATTAGCACATAGGAGATAGAATGGGATATATTGGACAAGCACCTACAGGATCTATACTTACTGGTGCAGATATAGCAGATGGATCTATATCTACAGCTAAGATAGCAGATACAGCTATCAGTACAGCTAAAGTTGCAGACAACTCAATCACAACTGCAAAAACTGCTTTTAATGATATTCCATTTAGAAATCGAATTATTAATGGCGATTTATCTGTAGCACAAAGAGGAACTTCTTTTACAAATGTAGCTAGTGGAACATACACTATAGATAGATGGAATATGAGTTATCGTGCTGTAGGTAATGCTGATATAGCTCAAGTAGATAACAAAACTTACAAATCATTAAAAGTTACTAATTCTAATGCTTCTTCACAAGAAATAGCTATGAGGTATCGTGTAGAAGATGTAACACAATTTAACAATGATAGTTTTGTTTTAAGTTTTTATGCTAAAGCATCAACAAGTGTTACTTTAGATACTCGTGTTTATGAAAATTATGGTAGTGGAGGAAGCACTACAGTTAATGTAGTAACTTCAGGTAGTCAAAATAAAACAATTACTACATCAAGACAAAGATTTAGTATTACTTTTACAACAAGTGATATGTCATCAAAGACTATTGGAACTTCTAATTATTTAGAATTTAGTTTTCACCCAACATTAATATCAAGTGCAAATTGGGAATTTGATTCAGTACAATTAGAACAAGGTACAACTGCTAGTGATTTTGAGTTCATACCTTTTGATGTGAATTTACAAAGGTGTCAAAGATATTATTTTTGTTCAGATACAGTAAGTAGTGCTACAGAATTTTACCCATGTTTTTGTAGTAGTGCTGGTAGTACTCCAGATTCAATAAAATTTACAGCACCTGTGCCATTTAGATCACCTGACAATGTAACTATTACTGCTTCTGCTGGAACATCACAGTTAATAGGTGGAGGTTATAGCTCTACTACAACTGTGCCTACTTTTACTAGAAGGAATAACACTAATGATGTAGATGGAACAACAAAACCATCAGGTAGTGGAACAAAAATTTATTTTGTAACTAATGCTCTTTTTTCAGGTATTTCAGAAGGTTATGCTGGTTTTGGCACAACAGGTAAATTGGAGTTTGATAATGAATTATAAGGAGTACAACAATGGCTGAAATTGTAAGTGTTAAACAAGAATATGTACCTACCTCTTTAACAGATAATACTTTGATAAAAGGTTATTATAGGGTTGAGTGGAACAATGGTAAAATTAGTTCTGTTAATCCTTTAGGAGATAATTATTACATGAATGAAGTTAATAAGTGGGTAGCAGAAGGAAACACAATTACAGATAATGGGGGTGGTGAGTAATGGCATACATAGGAACAGCTCCTACAGATGGACAATATACAATCCTAGATGACATAGCTTCATCATTTAATGGATCAACAACAACATTTAATTTAACAAGTGGTGG